ATGGCTACTATCAAATTAACAATTATTCCTGCAAAGAAGTTAAAAAACGGTTCTCATAAAATTAGAATCGCAATATGTCATAAGCAAGTGACAAGCTACATTGTTACCCGTTTCGTAATAGATTCTGAATCTCAATTTAAAAATGGTCAAGTTGTTAAACGAAATGATGCGGCTATCATTAATACAAAGCTGAGAAATCTTCTTAATTTATATCAGGAAAAACTAGATAATATAAGAAACATAGGTCTATATACAAGTGCTCAACTGAAGAATATGTTAGAAAATTCGTCCAGTGATGAGATTCCTACTTTTGCTGAAATATGTAAACTGTATATTAAAACTTTGTTAGAAAATAACCAAAAAGGATATGCTGGTATCATGGATAGGAGTTTACGTAAATTTACAGAATTTACAAATGGAGATCTTCTTATCACAGATATAAATAAGGATATTATCAGTAATTATGATAAGTTTTTGAGAAAAAAATCATTGTCGAAAGCTTCGATTTCTATAGAATTAAGAAATATAAAAACAATAATCAATCGTGCTATTAAAGAGCATAATGTTATAATACAAGAGCATCCATTTAATTCTATTAAAATATCGGCATCAAGGGTAAGAGATATATGTGTTAGTGTCGAAACTATAAATATGATTAGATTATCGAACCCAACAAGTAAAAAATTAGTTATGGCTCGTGATTTATTTTGCCTATCATTCTATTTGGGCGGGATAAACCTTATAGACTTATTAGATATAGATTTCCGAAATATGAATATAATTTCATATATAAGACAAAAAGCAAAGAATATGACAGATGAACAAGTTGTTACTAGTTTTGATATTCCAGAATGCGCAAAACCAATCATAAAAAGATGGATAAATAATAAAACCGGGAAATTAGATTTCGGATACAAACTGTCATATAATAATTTTAGGAGCTATTTGTCAAAGTGCATACAAAAAATGTGCGAGGAGTTGGGGATAAAGGAAAAGGTTGTTTATTATTCAGCGAGGAAAACATTTGCTCAAATGGCATCTGAATTAGGCGTTCCAGATTCTATTATCGATTATTGTTTGGGACATTCTGATACATCAAGAGGTGTAATACGATATTATACAAAAGTAAGGAAACAGCAAGCTTCATGTGTGATAAATCTTGTTATTGATTATGTAAACAATCCAGACAAATATGACATCTCTAATTTACAATACATCAAGTTAATTAAAGGAGAATAAAATATAGGCTGCCTCAAAATAGAATCTGGGACAGCCTATTATATACAATCAGCTTACAAATGCTATAATGTGCTTTGTGAGAAATCTAAATCATAATGTATGTTACCTTCTTTTTCTTTAAAAAAATTACCAATACAAATAAGTTCAGGAAAATCTGAAGTCCAAAAAGATACAGATTTTGTCGGTTCAGAGGAAAAATCCATTGTTAACAATAAAGATTTAGCCTTTTCTTCGCATAACTTTTTTAGCACTTCGAAACTATCGGTCGTTTTTCCAATGCAAATTTGTTGATTTGAATTATTCATATTACGCTTGTTTTTATATTTGTTGAATGTATTATCTGTTTGTTTTTTCTCTTCCAAAGTTACATCAATTCCTACAATCTCACAGTATTTAAGGAAGTTTTTCAAGTTGACATTCTTCCCACTTTCAATGGCATTGACTGTTCCAAAGTTCATACCCTGTTTCCAGATATTATATTGGGACAGACCCTTTTCTTCGCGAATCTTACGCACTTGTTTCGATAATTCTTCTATTGTCATACTCCTATTAATTCCTTCTTTATCGCCTCTAAAAATGCGATAGATGTTAATACCGTATTCCTATAATTGTAATCACTACCGGCTGCAATTGCATTCTTACGACCGTCTAAAATCAGCGTATCAATGAACAACACCATTTGCCGAACCGTAATATTGCCGATGTCTGCCGAGAATGTCGATAGCGATGTATAATACTTCATAGCCTGTTTTAAAAGCCCCCGTATTTTAGTCTTATCAGGATTTTTACCTGTAATACGCTTAATGCTTATCTTTGCGGAAATATTAGATCCTGACAATCCGGGCTCTATGCGGTAATCCTCTCCGACTTCCTCGACAATACCGTCTATATACTCGACTTTGGCGATGAATCCATTGTCTATGTCCGAGCAGTATATGAAGTCGACTTCTCCGAACTTGTGCGCCCGGTTATGATCTACAATGAATAGTGGAAATTCTCTCTTCATAATTTTATAGAATGGTTACAAATTCTTCTCCGATATTGAAATTACGGTTATACTTCCATGTGCTATTGTCGTTTTTCCTTTTTGCTAATTGAATTTCAACCGTCATATCGTTGTTTATTAGAAATGTTGCCGACCATTGTGATTGGGTAGATGGATAATCGTAACCCAATATTCGCTTGTATTCGTCCTCCGTAATTTCGCTTTCAAACCAGACTGTTTTGCCAGATTCAGAAGATATACGATTTAACGACAATAAAACACCTTTAATCTCAATATTCAGCCCGTCAGGATTTTCTTCTATCACACGCCGTGCTATTTCTGTGCGTTCTTCTTTGTTTGTTCCTGCAAACCCGTTATGAGAGGTAGATTTATTGGCATTGTCATACTTGGCATTCGTTTCGTCGATTATCACATCTTTACGGCCACTGATTAAGTCCTTAATTTGAGTTTTCATATCGTTTTTTTTAATTGGTTACTGTTTGTTTTTGATTACATGGTAAAGATACTCCATTTTATTGTATATACAAAATATTGAAGTATAAATGTTTTATGATTTATCAATATTTAACAAAACGAATGATGTGGAAAATTTTCCTCATTATTTTATACGATATAGTCTATTTTCGTATAGTTGTGGAAGATTTTCCGCAAAAATGATTGACATAGAATTAAACACGAATGCCGGAGCTTCTCACCCCGGCATTTCCCTGTTCATCATTTGCATTTCCGAATATTCCTTTGAAATTTTCGCCTCATTCTCCTGTTCAAAAGACCGTTATCGGCAAACCGATTCAAGGTATCCTTCTCTTCCGGCGAAAGCAGGTTATAAACCTCCTTCCTCGACTTGCCGGAACAGATGGCTTGTATGATTTTATCTATCTCCATGTATTTCCCGAATTAATTTCTTTCTGCAACACTCACATAGGAACTTCTTCGCCACGGGGAACATCTTCTGCCCGATATATCCCCGAAGGTACTGTTCTTCCTCCCCGTAAGGGTCAATGCCGAACGTCCGGGATATATGCCTGCACAAATGCCCCTTTTCATGGTCCCAAGAGTTTTGAAACTGTTCGGGACTCGTCGTCATGGCAATTACCATCACCGTCAGGCGATGCTCGAAATTGGAATAGGTAAGTCCTGTATTCAAGTTACCGGACGACAAACTTCTGAAAGCATTTTCCAGATTACTCCCCGTACAACCGATCCGTTCCAGCTCCCGGAGTATGGTGTTTGTCCAGTAGGTGGTAACGGCGTAAAAAACCCTTACGTGCCAGTCGTATTTCGCTATGTAGAAATCCTGAACAATCATGTTTTATAACATATCTTCCCACATAATCGGAGTACCCGAACCTATACAGTCGGCATAGAAACGAGTAAAGGGCAATCCGTCGTAACCGTCAGGGTCGTCGATATAGTCCTTTACAAAAAGAGCCAAATGGGTATCGTCGGGAATCGATGATTTCAAATAGTCGGCCTTGCCCATATTGGCGACAAATACATGGTCGTACCCTTTGGCCTTTTCCAACTTCACGCCCGCCTGTGTCAAGATGACCTCCACATCTTCTTTCGAAAGGGCTTTTATCTCCTCCTTCTTTCCGGTGGCCTTGTTTTCGGCCTTCATTCTGGAAACCGCCCACTCGCACATGTTCTTGGAGAAGTGCCAGCCGTATCGGGAAAGGTACTCCGTCATGCCGGAGGGGAAAATATCATAAATGTCTAATCGTTGGTTCATAACACTGCTTTTTTATGTTTTTGAAAAGAGAGGGGATTTCTCCCCTCCCGATTAATAGAACTCGCCGTTGGCCCGTCTGCGTCTGCGTTCCCCCATTTCGTCATAGTACGAAGGAGGATAACCGGGAGCATAACGGTTGTTCATTCCACTGGAAGAACCTCCGCCATAATTCCCGCCGCCGTAACTGCCGCCATTATTGCCACGGAAGCCCATATCGCCGCCCTGCATTTCCCGCATCGCAGCTTCATAGCCTTTCTTGTAGCCGTGCTCGCAACCTTCCTTGTAGGCCATTTCGAGCTCTCTACCGCCGCGTTCATTGAATCCTTCATATCCACGGCCTTCTTCTAATATTGACCACATTCCCATATTACTTTTTGTTTTTAGAAGTTTCAGAAACACTGAGCTGTTCCATCAGTTTTTTGTTCATGGCCATCAAGTCGGCCATGCTTCTGCTCATTTCGGACATCTGCCCTTTGAGGGTGGCAATCTCCTGCTCCTGCCTTTGCTTCTCCGCAAATTCGGGATTCAAAATTGTCAATATCTTGTCGCACCCGGCAATCACGTTCTCGTGGTAATTACGCCGGTTCAGTTCGTCCAAGCTCTTTTGCCGGATAGCCGACACTTCCGAGTTCATGGCCTCTCTGGAACAAGATATGACGATGTTGCCGTTTTGCCCGAAGTCAGCGATGTCCGCCCCTGCCGGCAAGTTCTGGAACGTGGTGTTCTGCCCGTTCACGCAGACCACCACGTCCACCACCATTTCCATCTGGGGTATCTGCCCGATAGGTGTCGGCATGGGGTACTTGGGCTTCGCAGCCGAAACGCTGACGACGGAGCCTATATCCACTAAGGGATTTTCGTCCTTATGAAGGATAAATAACTGGTTGTTTGCTCGAAGATTCTGAAACATAGTTTTTTTGATTTAATGGGACTGCCCGATAAAAGGCAGCCCCGTGTTAATTATTTGCTTTTGGCAGCGACGTTGGTTGCCGCCGTCGTCGTAGTAGGTCTGTACCCACCGTTGACAAGGTACACTTCGTTGGTGTACTTGTTGTAATGGATTTCATAGATCCCCGTACCGGCGATATTCTCTACCGTCACCGGCTCGTTGTTGTAAGCCAGCAGAGGTCTCGTGTCCCCATTCGTCCCGATGAGAATGGGAAGCGTTGCGGTCGTTCCGGCGGGTATCGCCTGACGGAGATTGATATAGAATCCTCCCACATAGTCCCTGTTACGGAACGCATGGTTTGGAAGTTCCAAAGTCACGTTCTCCGTGCCGACCGTCACCGCCACCGTGGGCAGCGTGTTGAAATTCGCCCTGCCCAGCGTCGGGAACGGAAAGGGAAACCCTGTAAAAAAATTAGGCCACATATATACCTCCTTTCTTACTGGAATTAACCCCAGTAGTTGTTGCAACCGCATCCGTAACCGCTGCGCCCGTATGCGACATCGCCCGCATAAGCACCATAAGCGGCAGCCCGGTACAAGTCCGTGTTTACAGCCTGAATGTTCGGATATACCACGGGAACGGTATTGGGCAATTTACACTTGATGCCGTCCACATCGCTTTGGAGAGCCTGCAAACCGGCAGCGAGGGGAGCAATCTGTTGCCCTACCGCATTGAGAATGGTCGCATTCTGGTTCCGTTGGGAGATTTCAGCCGCCAAAGTAGCCTTCTCTGCCGTCAAAGCGGTGATCTTGTCCTGTAAAGCCTGAGTTTGGATAGAATCCAACTTCGCCAAAATGGCACGAGTGTTCTCATTGCCGCTGTCCACGAGGGAGTGGGTTTGTTCCGAGGTGGCGATACGGGTTTCATATCCCTGTCTCTCGATTGCGTTTTGCGTCTTGCAGCAGCAATCTGCGATTTGAGTCGCCAGCGTACAATTACCCGATTGAATGCTGTTGATGATCTGTTGTGCGGACATGCCCACTTGGTTGCCGACACCCTGAATCAAGCCCTGAATGTTGCACAAGGCGGATTGTAACTGTTGGGTAGAGCAGTTAAAGGACGAGGCGAGTTGGTTGATGGCATTACCGTTCCCTTGAATGGCCGACATCAGGTATTCACGTCCGACATCGCCGTTCAGCTCGGCAGGAAGCCCGCCCCGGTTGCCAAAACCTCCGAATCCGTTACCGCCCCAGCAGAACCACAACAGCATAATCCAAATCCACCACATGCTTCCGCCCCAAGCGTCCTGATTGTTCCTTCCCTGATTGAGAAGGGCCAAGAGTCCGGGATCGACCCCTTTACCGCCCATCAGGTTGGGCAATAAAGCCATGATGTCGAACTTGCTTCCGCCACCATTGGGCTCTTGATTGAAAACATACGTTCTTTCCATATAGATATAATTGATGGTTACGGCCAATATCGGCCGCACACAAACGTATGGCTATTGCCGTTGCTATCCTCGTATTTCGGTGGCTATCCTGTTGCTGACCCGTTGATTTGTCGTTGTCAGAATAAAACTTCCCGAACACCGCTGTTTCAGGCTGTTTTTCAATTTGTTCACTCCCTGTCGGGTCATGGAAAGATAAGCGGCGGTGTTCTCCTCGGAGAAGCCTAGCGATACCAACGCACAGATGAGCAGGCAACGTGCGTCTACCGCATTTTTGTTCGCACCGTTGATCAATTCGCCGTAACACAGCTCACATTCCTCGCAAACGATTTGCAAGACGTGTTCAAAGATTTCATTAGTTTTCATATCTCTTGCCTTTTTAAATATTTGTTAAATTATAGATTGTTGACACAATAAAAAACATCACGTTCCTGTTTAAAGGCTGTGAAAGCCTCGTAACATTCCCCGTGATGTTGTCTCTTGTTAGTTTTGGAAGAGCAGCAAGAGATTGAGGCTTTCCTCTTTATACTCCGAAGCCCCGGAAGGAGTCGTAAATCAAATTATATCAAGAAACCCAGTCCTTTCAATTTTGTTATCCATTTCACGATGTAAGGGACAAGCAGCAAGACAATGCCACCGAGTGTCCACCAGCACCATTGAGGAGTCTTGTACTTTACTACCTCGACGGGGTAGGGTACTTGTATGCTGTCCGTCTTGGATATATACAGCGTATCGGTTCTGTCCTTGAACCTGTATATGTACTTGTATTGGAACTCCCGTATCGTGTCTCCCGATTTCTCGATGAAAACACTGTCCCGCATGTATATGGAATCGAGCTGCACCCGATTCAGATACACCGTGTCGCTCTTTGTCGTTTCCACAGGCACATACACATGTCTGGTACAACTCGTCGCAGCCAAAAACAACAATAGGAATACGATATGTCTCATAGGCTCAGTATTTGTTTCCTGTTCTTCGATGACGACACATAAGACACGTGCACCCAACTGTAATTGCTCTCGTCAATCAACTGGTCGAAGGGAAGGTTATCCCGAATCAACTCGAACAGCTTCTTGTTCTCCTCTCTGCTTCCTCCCGTGATGTCGGCCGCATTACCACTCATGTGCTGGCTGTTTTTCGCACCACCCACGGCGGCATTGAGTTTGGGACAACGATAGCCCGAATTGATGGTTATCGGCTTTCCGTACATCTCCCGCAAAGGGTCTAAGACATGGGTGACAAGGTTCGACAACTGGGCCGACGTTTCGGGAGTAGGGGTATTGTCTATACCCAGTTTATCGGCCGTCGAACTCTTTGTGAGTTCTTTCATCGTGAAGTATTTCATATCCATTCTTCATTTTTGGCGACAAAAAAAGCGGTGACTTTTTTAGAATCACCGCTTGTAACGAATGTATGAGATATATTCAAATCTTTATACCCAAATCCCTAAATGCTGTATTCAAATCGCAGCTTCTTACACCTATCGCATTACAAGCATCAGGTATCATAACACGGTTTCGACGTTGTGGATTACTTTTCTCATATGTGACTAGAACCATATTCTTTGCAGCTGCCGTTGCAACAAGATAAGAATCTGCAACACTCGCATATCCGGAAATCGCAGACTGAGTAAAATTTATAGGACAACTCTGAGCCCAAGAAATTGTTTCTGCCAATTTAGTTAATACAGCAGAATCTTGTGTCAGGAAGAATCCTTTGGGAGCATTGTTATGAATCCACTCCGTGAGTTCGTCTCCACCTCTGTCGATTTCTTCTTTAACTTTATCAATGGAGTGAATTATGCCGGAATTGATTAACTCAACCATCTTTGTCCAAAATATTGGCCAGACATCCATTGGCAGGTTTTTCTTGGATTCTACGAATATATTTGTATCGAATAAATATTCCATGCCGTATCAAATGTTATGGGTCATAAAATGATCATACGTTTTTCCGTATAATCCGGTTAAACGATATGCTTCCGTATAACCAAGCTGCCTGTTATTGACTGCGTTTCTAACATGAATGGCAAAACTACGCCCTACACGTTTGACGCTTGTCAGATAAAAACTTCCTCCCGAGGATTTCTTTTGGGCTGAAATCTGGCGTTGGCTATATATTGCCCAAAAGTCCTTGTAATCCGTGTCAGACATAAGTCCTAAATCATGGGCGCGTCTTGCGATGACTAATTCGCTGGCCTTAAATCTTAGTGAGGCCGATTTCGTGTCATTATTCCATATTTCACGTAACACCGATGCCGGAACAAGAAATTCAGCTGCCACCCTGTCACAATATCTTTCGGTAGCTTCATGATGAAAGCCCTCGCTTCCTGCATGACCTGCACTTACGCCAAGCATAAGATGTGCAGTTTCATGAATGAGAGTAAAGAGTTGGGCACTCTTGCTATCCGCACTATTAATAAATATGTACGGCGCCTTTTCATTTACCAATGCGAAGCCTCTGCACTCACTTACTTTCAATTTTCTATGAGTGTTATTTCCAACAACGCCATTGTATGCTAAAAAGACACCGGCATCCTCCAACTTTTGTCCAAGAAGGCTGACCGCCGCATCCGGAGTTGACAGACTAAAAGCCCATCTGCTTTCAAGATCCAATATCGAACGTAGTCTGCTGACAGCTTCACTTATTGAGGTTTTAGTGCTTATTGAACCGACAAATTTGCATGTATCTATTTCATTCTCATTAAGATATTCTTCCAACCATTCTTGTCTTGCCTGTACATTCATTACCGTGTCATATACATTCAAGTTGAAATGATTCTGTTGTCCTGCTTCACCTCGAAACATGGGGATAGGAATTTCTTCTACCGGCAGATTTTCTAAAAAAAGATAACCAACAGGAAGATTGACACTTTTAGCGAAATCATCTAGCTGTTTATATGTCGGTCTTATTTCTCCTGAAATCCATTCCTGTATATGACTCTTAGGGTGGCTATCCATATAGCTGCCTTCTGTATGTCCAGCTCTATTCAAAGCCCATACATACCGTTCTGGTGCAATTTGGATTCTGTCTGCCATATCTAAAAGTTCTCCATTTAATAGGACTTTGTCGGGCTTATCCACCATTAAGAATGGGGATAAACGTGTACCAAAGACGTAATTATGTCCCATGCAAAAATAGGTATAAGAAATCCTTTTTGCAAATAAGATTTTGGTTTTGATTCATATTTAACATAAATCAAACGGTGATTCCAAGAAGTCAAAGAACGCTTTCCCGTCGCCGGGTTATAAAAATTCATTTTTTTTCGTCAGGCAATCCAAACCTCGATTTGAATCACCAGCCCTCCCAGTATGGTCGCCAGCAAGTCGGCATACGACCAAGCCCCCGGCTTCCTCCACTCGTCGACAACCTCCTTGATACAGCCCGCTATGGCAGAGAACAGCACACAATATTCCGCCGTCGCACCTATCACGATGGCGAAGAAAGAGGCGATGACACCTCCTGCGATAAAATGCAGCAGCTTGTCGTGGGGAATAGACAATAACAACCCTTTGATTCTTTCCAAAATTTTCTTCATATTATTCGTTATTTAATCGGTGATAAAAATCGAGCTTGATACGGTCATAGACAGAAAATACATTGGTTTTAGCCCTGTCATCGTTCACCGTATGGGCATATATCTCGTTCTCGACAACCTCTGCCACCCAGTCTATCCATTCAGGATTGGTATAACATGAAAGACGTTTACCCCGATAGGTAAAGTAGTCGAAACGGCTGTTCCTGTCCTCGTACTGGTTCGTGAGATTTCCGATAATTTTTTCATGCGTCCTATTCCTGTCGGATATATGGTTTTCCTTCCTAACTTGTTCGATAATTTCCAAAACCCGTCTGGCGGAAAGGTTGAAAAATTCACTCGTCATGTTCTTTATCCGAAGCTGCGTTTCCGGTCTAAGACCTTCCGATATGTCGGACAACATGTTATTCTGGTCGTTCGTCTTTTCGATAAGCTCTTTCAGGGATTCGCCGTAATCCTCCATACTCTTGGTGATAATCGATTTGAACCACTTGAAGCAGGCCACCATCATCATGGCCGACAACACCAAGAAGAATGCGGCGGTCATCACCAAGAACCCCTGTTCGCTTATCCCTCTGGCTACCTCCGTAGCCTCGTTTATCCCTCCCATATCAATGTTTCTGTTTTTCGATTAACAATCTGGCTTCCTCTTTGCAAAATTCCGCATAGGCGTTATAAGCCTCGAACTCCTCTGCTTTCGTATCTCTTTGCCGAAGTATCGCCAACTCCTCCGACAAGGTATATTTTCGACGGATCAATCCGTTTACCGTTTCTCCGTAGTCCATTGGTACAGTAGGTGTTTTCATGCCGTCCTCCGTCGCTTCCGGTGCGTCCTCGTATTCATAGACTATCGCTCCGTTCCGGTAATACATCACGGGTATTTTTCCGGGTATCTCCTCGGGAGATGGGATAGATTCTACCTCTATCCATCTCTCCTTTTTATATTTTCCATAATAGATGGTTTCGACTTTTACACCGTCTAATTTAATTTGTATCATAACCTACTTTTACTTTATACATAATATCTCCAATTCTTCTTACATAACCGTCTTCTAGAAAATATTTACTGATTTCTTCCAATCTACTGTACGTGGGGCAGTCATTATTCTTGCAGAGAAGTGAAATGCTACCAATAAACCCTTTCAATGTAAGATACCCAATGTTACATATTATAAAAATAATTGCATTACCAGCATAATTTTTGTAATTTAGTGAATATAATGGATTGAATCCCAATGTATTAAAACATTCATCAGATGATTTTACATCAAAGCTGTTATCTTCTGCAACTAATCTCGTACCTCCTTTATCATACAACAAATAGCAATCTATATCATTATTAATAAGATATTTAATGTAAAAAGATGAAATAATACTTTCCCCTTCTATTATATGAATCTCTGAATCAACATCTTTTATAATATAAAGTTTTTTCCCTGCTGAAATTAAAACTCTATCATTATAAGAGGTTATGCTATAAGTAGATGAATCAATGTCTATTTGTTTATATACAGAAAAATTGATCGGTTCGATAATTAAAATTTTTTTTTCACCAGTAGCAACTATATAATTGTTGTATAGACTTATATTTTCATATTCAGTTATAACCTCTTTATTGAACTCTAAACTACCATCATTTAAATCTATTTTAGCAAGTCCTGTTATACGTCCCCGAACAAATGCATATCCTTCATAGAATAATACATCATTGTTTATCGTATGACGATATTCTCTACCTATATAAATGTTTTGTTTAATTTCCCATATTGTATTCCCTTTTTTAACGCGCTTAATCCACGAACTAGCAATATTATAAAAAGAAATAACAAACAAATCTTCCAAGTCACCATTTATAGGGATTGCAAATTCTGTATCTAAATGTCCATTTGTAAATGAACATTTATAGAAAGGTATAAAGATATTATCTTGAAAATATTTACCGTCCACACTCTCCGCCGCTTGGTTTGCTTTATCGGCTGCCTCATTGGCGCCGCCTCTGTCGCAGGACGTTGAAGCTCGGCGATTTGCTCCGGCGTAAAATCGTCGTAGGTAAAAGGGTCTCCCTTGTCTCCTTTTTCACCGGGCAAGGCAACCATTTCCTCCACCACGGCGGCATCGGGCACTATCACCTGCTCATGAACGATTATGCAATCACTATCTGCCATATCACTTGATGATTATATTGGTTTTGTCGACTCCTCCATAGTCCCATTTGCCGTCATCGAAATCGGCATCCTCTATACAGTAATGCCTCTCGACCGTGAGCAAGCCATAGCGGAAAGTCCCGGAATTGAATATGCCGTACAGCACGCCGTCACGGCACACACAGTTTTTACGTGTCTTTCCGTCGTAGCTCACTTCGCAGCAACAACCCGCCTCGTCCTTGTAGATGAACTTAAATCTCTTCGTCTCGGCATCGATGGGCTGCTTGTTTCTGTCCTCAAAGCCAATGGTAAACTTAATATCCTCCCACGAGTACTTCACTATGGGATCTTTGTCACTCAGAGCTGCCATCGGATAATGCGTTGAACATTTTTTCCACCAGAGCTTTCGTTTCCTCGACCGTGGAGGTCATGGAATAGACATTCATGTTAAAACTGCCTTGCCCGACAGTGACATGGCCTTTTTCCACTCCATTCTCCACAATTCGGTAATTGACTGCTTGAAGGTTATCTACTGTTTCCTGTCCGTCGAATTGACGGCTGATGTTCTCGCTGATTTTTACTAACTCAATCATAATGTTTTGTATTTATGGTTAACTGATAATCCCGCTGTCGGGAATGTCAAATGTCACGTTTTTGGACAGGGAGTCGAGTTGGACGCCGGCCTCTCCCGACGAGGAGACCCCATACACGGAACAGGTCAAGTAATAGGTATGGGTTCCCGGTGGAAGGTCCGGATGTGTCGTCCCCAAAGGGATATTCAAAATGAGAATCCCAGTTCCCTTGTATTCGTAATCATAGATTGCGAGGAATCCGGATCCCGAAATGCGGAAGGTGTATTTCTCACCCACCGGAGGATTTCCGTTCGGAAAACTGATACGCACCTGAAAGTAACTCGAAAGGAAAGTGAAATCCACGATTTTAATCGGGGTATATGTGCTGTTTATCTCGGCTGTCATGGCTATCGATGTGGGTATGGGGAAATAATCCGCCACGGTAATCTGTTTGTCGACCCCTGTCCAGTATTCGAACGTCTTCTTATCGATAAGGAACAATGTCACCTTCAAATTCGCCCCTATCGAATCCTCCCCCGGAAATGTGTCGCTCTGTCCGACAGGAAGTATCGGCGGAGTAGTACCGTCACTGAAAAACTTCACCTTGAAAGCGGAGTACCACACATTGCCCACCCGTAAGGTGGTTACAGTATTTGTCGAGGTATTTGTCAGCAATCGGGCAAAACTGCTTCCATTTCCATCGGTTGCCAAAATAGCCGGATAATAATCGCCGATACTCTTGTCAGAGGCCAGCGACAGCCATGATTCGACGGGTACGCCGGTAGGATTCACAGAAGTATCATAATAATTAATATTGACAAAAAGATACGGCACGTCCGCACTGATTTCGTCGATCCGGCTTCCCGTTAAATTAGGTTCCGCATTGTGGTCGTAGCCGTCGAAGTCACTGAGGCGACAAAAATCTGTACCCGGGTGTGGATAGGCGACATATTCGAAAGAGGTATCATGGATAGCGACGATATTCGTGCCGTGCGGTATCGTGGCTTTCAGCCCATAGCGTATGCCCTGATTTTTGTCGGTGTCGCTCCCTTCCCATTGATCGACGTATGTAGTGACCCCGCCGGATTGCTGAGGATAGTTGTCGGATAGCGGTGCAGCCTGCGGATAGCGCACGGGTTTATGACGACTCCATTTGTTGATACGTCCCGGACGGCCACCCTGCAACAGGGGACGTTCGAGGGCAACGATGTCGGCCACGTCCCATACCCCGTTTGAAGGATAAATCCCCAGCAGATTATACGGGTCGGTTATCGCTACCGGAGCTGCTATCTTGTTTTTATCGATGGCCATAGGCTCACTTTCCTCCTTTCCCTTTTAATTCGGACAATTCCTTTTTCAATCGTTCTATATCTCCTATAAGGGCTTTAACCAGACGGGCTGTCTCCTGCGTTGCTCCGGCAATCGTGTTGATATAGTCGGGCGAGAGGTAGTTCAAAGCTCCGTGACCGTCCTCCATCTTGTATGCCATCGATGGCAACACCTCTTTCACCTTTTGATAGATCAGCCCCGTATGGGCTTCCCCGTCCACGCCGCCCTTGTTACGCTTCCGTGCTTTTTCGGTGTATCGGAAATCGCATACCCTGCCCATCGCCAAGAGTCTGTCGGTATAGCTGATGGTATAGTCGAAATCTCGCTTCAAACGCATGTCCGAAGTCGTTAGAGCGGTGACCGAGCCTTGTGCCGAGATATTGCCTTGCGACGATATATCCCCTCCGGCCGTGATGTTACCGTCCGATGTGACACTCTCCTTTGACCTTATGTTATTCGTCGCCACAATCCTTCCGTCGGAGATGGAGACAGACTTACTCCCGGTCGAAAGGTTTATACCCTT